TCTAGAGCCTGAGCATTATACTCCTTAGTTACACCTAGCTCGATCTGTGTACCGCCGGGTTCTGGTCCGGGAGATGCTGTGATAGGATGTGCTTCTCTTGCTGCTTTAGCAATAGTTCTAAACACTTTCTTATCATAAGCTTCTGCTAGAGCGTGACCGATCTTAGCAGAGATCTCTGAGCGTAGAGAGTAATGTGCAAGTGTCTCGTCTAAGTCATATACAAATGCTGAACTAATTAATAGGTCATCGCATTGTATAGTTTTCTCAGCTACTGGTGGATCACCACTTCCAAGGATAGGCTCCCCGGGAGTATGATAAGCCGCTTGCATGCGTCCTGTGAAGATGAACTGTAAACTCTTACCGTTCTTCAAAGTACGTCTTTGCACGGTGTCACGTGCTATAGTTGCTGACTCATAAGCTTTAAATAGCTCACCTGAGAACAGCTTTAGATAGGTTGCGTATTTGGTATCGTAAGCCTGAGATCCAGCAGTATTAGATACCGCCTTATTCAAAGCACCAATTACGGATTGTGTAGCGTTAGCCATTTTTTAATAAAAATTAAAGGTATATTTGCTCGTCTTCTTACGTAAAAAGTTGTGAGTCTCAGTTGGACTCATTGATATTTGTGGTCTATCCCACCGTCTAGACGGCTAATTGGTATCTCCGTAGAGGCAAAAAGCCAACGGCGAAGGAGTCCGACTCTGAGGTGCTCCTCCGCTTATACTATTTAGAAGCGATAGTACTGAACGCTTGAACCTTCACGTACAGTTGCTGCTGTACCATCTGAAGTGTTCTGTGCAAACTGGAACTTAATGTCACCAGCTGTTGCACCATTTTCAATAGTACCTGTTAGTTGTAAACAACCGTCAGTACCAGAAGCTGTTATTGCAATAGCACTACCTTCAGCTGTGATGATAGAAGCTAGAGCCGCACCAGCGTGGTCGCAACCGTTTTGAGCTACACGATAAGCTGTTAAAGATGCAGGAGTATCAATTAAATATTTGATATCACCAGCTGCAGCTGTTGTATAGAAGATATTATACTTAAAGTTAATTCTTTCATACTTACCAATTCTTAATGTAAGATCAGATACATCTACAAGAGTAGTTGAACTGGTTACATCTTGGTTAGCTAAAACAACTTTAGTGATTGGCTCCTGAGCAGAAAAGTTTACCTGACCTGCTGAAGCGTTTTGATTAAAAGCCATAATAAATAGTTATTAGTTTGTCACCGATATGCATGGTTCCGCCATGCTGTTCGGCCATAGTTTAACGTGGTTACGCACAGCTGAATACTACTTGTTTCTAGTGTATTCTATGCCACGATATACGTAGGTTACTGTTGTGCAAGACATAGTAATTCTCCATATACCAAGACCCCGTTCCATGCCTTGGTGATCATGCGTCCCGTGAGGGATGAACGGATGCGTGGCTTAACCTATAGTAGGTGCTGTAAGTGCAACTTCTGTTGACTCAGTTGATGCTAAGTCTAGTGGGAAGTTGTGTGCATTTCTTTCATGCATAACTTCCATACCTAAGTTCTGTCTGTTAACAACGTCTGCCCAAGTAGGAATAACTTTTCCATTAACATCAACAACTGATTGGTTGAAGTTAAATCCATTTAGGTTAAATGCCATTGTACATATACCCATAGATGTTAGCCATATGCCAACAACCGGCCAAGCACCAAGAAAGAAATGAAGAGCACGAGAGTTATTGAAAGACGCATATTGAAATATTAGTCTACCGAAGTAGCCGTGAGCTGCAACGATGTTATAAGTCTCTTCTTCCTGACCAAATTTATAGCCATAGTTCTGTGACTCTTGTTCAGTTGTTTCCTTAATAAGTGAGGAAGTAACCAAACTTCCGTGCATAGCAGCGAAAAGAGCACCACCGAATACCCCAGCAACACCGAGCATGTGGAACGGATGCATAAGGATATTGTGTTCTGCTTGGAATACGAACATAAAGTTAAAAGTACCAGAGATACCAAGAGGCATACCATCACTAAAACTCCCCTGTCCGAAAGGGTACACTAAAAATACTGCTAGTGCTGCAGATACTGGTGCGGAATAAGCTACGCATATCCATGGTCTCATTCCTAATCTATAACTAAGTTCCCATTGGCGTCCCATGTAAGATGCTGCACCGATAAGGAAGTGAAAGACGATGAGTTGATAGGGTCCACCATTGTAGAGCCATTCGTCGAGAGTACCTGCTTCCCAGATTGGGTAGAAGTGTAGTCCGATGGCGTTGGAGCTGGGGACAACTGCTCCTGAGATAATGTTGTTGCCATATAAAAGAGATCCTGCCACAGGTTCACGGATGCCATCAATGTCTACTGGAGGAGCAGCAATGAAAGCGATTATAAAACAGGTGGTTGCGGTTAAAAGTGCGGGTATCATTAGTACACCAAACCATCCTACATAAAGGCGGTTGTTAGTGTTTGTGACCCATTGACAGAAACTTTCCCAGTTACTGGCTTGACGTTCTCTTGATACTGAGATTGCTGCCATTAGAATATACCGGGAATAATTTGTCCTGTTGTGATGTATGCTCCAAGAGCTGCAACGAATCCAAGCATAGCTGCCCAGCCGTTAAATCTTTCTGCTTCGTTTGTCATAATAGGGTTTTTGTTTATTGGGTAATTAGGAATAACTCTCGCTGGAGTTTCATTTGCATGTATGTTTTGCTTTCCGTATTCGGAAGTAATCATAGTTGTAATAAGAGTGGGGAATACCTGTGGCGAGGACGATAATTTCGGGTCGCCACTAAGTACTATTTAATTTTTAGTTTGTTTTTCTTTGCTGTCTTGGCTGAACGCCTAAAGTTAGCAGCAGTAGGAGCACCGGGAGAACCGGGTTTCCTCATTTTCTCACCAGAGCCAGCGGCGATACGCTTTCTCTTGGCATGTATGTTTGCATAAAGTCCGGGTTTAGCCATTAGCGTTTACCTTTTCCTCCTTTAGATCCACAGGATCCTTTGCCTTTGTGTGCCATGTTAACATTTCCATTTACGTAATGCAAGTGCCTTCCGTGTTGGACGACCCTTGCTATCTTTCATTGGTCCTTTAACTCCACCCATTCTAGCACAGAAAGATTTCTTTCGTGGACCACCTTGTGGTTGTGGAGCTTTTAGATTAGAACCCGTAGCTGCATTATACTTCTTACGACCTGCAGCTGTCAAGCCGCCTGAACGACTTTTATGTTTGCCTATCTTTAGACTAACACTCTTTCGTTTAGTTGTCATTACTTTTTCCTTTTGTTAGCTAAAAGTAGTAATGTTTTTTTTCTCATCTCAGCTTTGTTTGGCAAAGATTGTGCCATAGCTTTAGATTTTTTTTTCTTGTCTCCGTAGTGTCCCGGCATTACTGTTCAGCTCCTGCGTCTTGTGTGCCGTTGGTTGTTTTACCAACAAGTTTAGTACATTGAGCTACTTGCTCTGCTGTAGTGCCATTGTCATTATAAGGAATGAACCAACGATCGCCTGCAGTATTTACTTTATATTTTACCCTCATAGCATTGTCTCGTGATGAGGGGTCATAAGCTTTAGACATAATTAAAATTGAATATCAGAACGTTCGAGTTTGTCATACACATCTTGTCTGTATGCTTCATCTCTATCGTAACGAGGGTCTGACATAGCTTGTACAACCTCAGCTTGACTACGGAATCCATCCGCAGCTGGAGCACTTTTGCCTGTAAGCATTCGACCTTCGTAACCTTCTTGAGCTTCATACTCAGCTCGTAGTCCGGCAACTGCAATTTGTATAGCGGTAGCATTACCTCTATCTATCATATCATTAAAAGCATCTAGCTTTGTTTCTGATAAGTTTTCAGCTGCCCAACTTGTTAATCTTCCATACTCTGCTTCACCACCTGCTGAGTTATAAACTTGGTTCATCTCAGCATCAGTTAAGTCAGCCGCTACACCACCATCTATATCTGGGTTGCGATCTCTGATAGCCATGTAAGCTTCTACTAAATCTGAACTAGACATCTCTGTAAAACGTTGCATTGTTTCTTCAGAGAGTGCTCCTTCATTTTCATAGTATTCTTCAGAAGCAGTAGTAATTAAGTCTACACCTTCTGCAACTTCTTCAGGATACTCATCTTCATCAAACGTAGTTTCTTCAACTTCATCATCATCTTCGTCAGAGGATCCTAATTTTTTTTGTAGATTTATGTATGCTTCTTCTAATTCTTCTGCACTCTGGTACTTACCAGCATACAGTTCAGATTCTTCTTGACCTAGTTTCTCCGCAACGGCTAGTGAGTCTTGTTCATCTTCTGTAAACTCAGGAGCGTCAGCTGGAGTTGGGTCATACGTTAGTTTTTCCGTCATCTTTGTATCCTTTAGCGGTGGTTACTTTTAGGTTGCCTAAACCAAATGTTGTTACTAGCTCAGGATCTGGTCCTATGTTTGCTCTAGTAGTGAACTTAGTTGGTGTGGCTCTTTCGTTCTCTTCAACGAGAGACTCTGGTTTGCTAACCTTCGGGAGGGGTTTCTTCGCCACCTTCTGTGGGCGGCTCGCCTTCTGTGTTGCCATTTTGTAATTGATCGTATCCGTCTTTTATCATGTTAGCCATGCCTTCATTCTTACTTGGGTCCATCATAGGAGTACCAGCCAACTGACCAGCTTGCTTCAGCATTTCCATCTGTTGCATTTTCTGTTCCTGTTGTTGTGCTTCCTGTGCCATAGTTTCAGGTGTCTTAACTAGGTTAAGTACATCTATACCTTGAGCTGCTGCGAGTCGTTTAACATACTCACCGGGGTCAAGGAACTTAGCCATGATTTCTGGTCCCATAGTTTGAGCAAGAGTTTGTGCGAACTGAACAAGTGACTGTTGGTCTTGTCCTCTACCTAATGCATTAACACCAGCAACTATCTGTGGGCGTACCACGTCTTTAGGGATTTTTGGTAGTTGACCCGTACGTTGTAGTATATGCAAGGTTCTGTTGAGGTAGGGTATTAGGAACTCAACCGTGAGCAAACTGAAGAGTCCACCTAATTGTTGTTCTAATTCCATTTGCGTGAGGCGTACCTCTTCCGCAGTTGTTCTTTCGCTTTGTCTAACTTGTAGTACAAGAAAAGCTTCGCTTATCCTACGTTCTAAAGTTGACATCTGTTCTGCTGCTGTCCTGAAGTCAGCTGTTTTGCCTACCTGAATAACACCAACGTCATCAGGTCTACCCTGAACGATCGCTCCGTTACCAGCATCGGCTATAGTCTTTGGTTTTGTTGTCGAAGATGGTGATACAAGGAAGACTACTTTAGCAGCTGCTGCAGAGCCTTCTACGATAGCCTGAGACAATCCTTCGAGCGATCTAATGTCGCCGAGGAACTCTTCTACTCTACCACGACCATAATCTTCTCCGTCTACCACGTTAAACCTTAGACAAAGCCAAGGGTTTGCAGTTTTTGGAGCAGTACTACGACTGTTTGGGAGTATCTTATCGTATGCTTCTTGATGCCATACCCATCGACCATTGTTGAGTCGGACGTAAGTGTACACTTCTACGTCTTGATCATCGGATCCTGTCTTGTGGCCGTCATCTCCGGGAGAGTTAGGCATAGCTACTTGGAGATCCATACCAAGTATCTTACGACTGATTAGTTCCTTTGTGACAATCTCGATGACGTTCCCGTTACCATCTCTGTTTACTACAAAGCGGTTGAGGGGATAGTTCTTGAGACCATCTTTGCCCATAAATATTAATGCGTTACCAGACACAATTAAATGTTTTAATGCCTGATGGACTACAACTCTATCACTAGAGGCATTAACATAATCCATGACCATCCTTTCCATCTTGGCAAAGGATAAATCTAATTCACTTTTTACTTCACGTGGAAACTCTTCACCAAGTTTATCATCTCTAACTTGTAGTTTAAAGAAACTTGTTTGTGGAGGTATCAATGCGAGCATAAGTTTTGCCGCCAAGTTGACAACTGACTTACTACCTACTGATTGCCACGGTGTAAATAATTTTTGATGAGTGGGACGTGAAGTTAAATCATCTTGGATAAGATAAGGCAACGTTAATCTTGAACATTCAACTGCGGTATCAAGGAACTGTCTTCTACCTACGGTCAGTTGATTGTATCTATCACGTGCTTTCATTTACTTTCTTCTCCTAAGTCTTTTACTTCTTTTATTACGTGCCACTTGTCCCATACCACCACTCTTTTTAACTGGTTCTGGAGTAGTCGTTCCGCCTAAACTTACACTTGATTGAGGTTTAAGTTGTGGTCTGTTGGGAAAAGCAGTAAACTCATTTCTAGCTGCTTCCTGCTGATCTCTTGGATTAGCATTTTCAATAACCTGATTGTTTACCATATCATCTGGTGACTCAGGTCCAGCTTGATAGACTGGTTTCTTTATTGGTGCTGGTGTGTATCCACCACCTCCACCTCCTACGCACATACGTCCTCCTTATGGTGTGTTGACACCACCGCTTGGTGTATCTGGTAGAGAAGCTGGATTGATAGCTCCAAAGGTTTTAACACCTTCTTTAACTTTTTTTATTTCAAGAGCTTTCTTTTTCTTTGTTGATAGTTTATCCTCTTCACCGGCTTCATCCTTAATTTTTTCAGGACTTACCATTTCTGGAGGAGGTGCAGCTGCTTTCATTGTTGGAGCAGGTTGCTGTCTTTGTGGTGCTGGCATCTGTCTAGCACGACCACCACCAAATAATCCGCCTACGCACATTATTCTTCTTCCTTTATTAATTGTTTTATATATTCGACCACGCTGGCTTGACCAGCACGGTACATGATGGAGGCTAATTCCTCCTTGGGGTGGACGGGTTGCCATTGGAAATTATCTTCCACTTTCTTTAGCAACTCCTCCACTCGTTCGTTGTGTAACTTAAGAGTATTGAGGGAGATTGACATTAGAGTGTTCAAAGAATGCTGGCATCCGAGCTGCCTGTGTCTCAGAAAGCTGTGGAGCTTTACCTTCATACATCAAGCGGTCGCTGGAATCCAGCCAAAATTTTTTGTCCAAATATTTATCCGGATTATTACCTAAGGGTTGAAATATCCAGTTAATAGTTGCTTTCCGAAGCTTGTCCAAAGAAGGACTAGGAACAAGACCCAGCTCACTACATACAAGACTATTTGTTGCCACGTGGATTTGTTCATCTCTGGAAATATCGGCTGATACTGTTCGGAGAGCAGCATCACCAGTAAAGCGAAAGAAAGGAAGTAGAACAAAGAATATAGCTCGTTCTGCAACCAAGGCTTTTGTGATAGTGTGGTCTGGGTGTTCAATCCAAGCATCTCTTAACCTCATAGCTTCGTTTTCTGATTTAGTATCTACACCATGTGCATCTACTATATATTGTAGAGCTTGATCGTGACGTATCTCGTCTCTTACATTATCTGTTAGTAATGTTCGAGCGTTTTTGGGAACGTCCTTTTCAAGACCTTCTTTAATGAACTCACCGACAGGTAGCTCCATATGACGTATTGCGAGGCAACGTCTGATGGCTTCTTCGGCTCCGTTTTTAAAGACTCCAGCCTTTGGCTTGACTGGGGTCCATTTTCTTTTCCTACTAAGGAGTTTATCATAAGGGTTCGTTTTCATTATTCTTGGCAATCGCAGTTGATCGGATTATTTAAAATATCTTTCAAGTAATCGTCAACTTCGTCTTGGTCAAGAGCAGCGTAAGCGTTAGTCTTATCCTGAGTATCACCCATTACTTGTAAAGAATAGTAAAGGGAGGTCTGAGGAGATTCCAACCACTCTTCGACGAACGCATTGTCGTAGGTTACAACATCACTCCAAGAGTTGAAGCTGTATCCATGAAGAAGTCCCGTAGCATCGAGAAGTTTTACAATACCATTGGTGACACGTTTGTAAACGTCCCAACCAACTTCTGAAGCGATCTCGACATCGCCGTAAGAAACTCTTTCCACACCAAAGGTGCCAGAGTCACGGTCTACACTCTTCGCTATCGGAGGTGCAATTTCTGGAGTACATGTAAATCCTTTTACATCTTTACTCTTGTATGAACAGGAAGCTGTTGGAGCTATAGCGAAAGCTCTTGCCATATTATGCTGACGAGCTATATATGCCGCTCCATTTATGGCTTGTTCTAACTGTTCAACAATATAGAATGCAGTTTGACTACACTCTTTTCCTTCTAACGCATTAGCAAAATCTGAATACGTTACATTGTTATTACTTAGGAAGTTGGCGAGTCCAAGAACCCCCAATCCAACTTGTCTGTCTGTTTTGCTGGGGAGGTACTCTCCACTAGCTTCAATATTTGTTCTCCCATGGAGATCGCACAAGCTCGACATACCTGTAGCGAAAGCCTTTTGCAAGTCTTCGATTTCACAGGCACCGAGATTGACGTGTTGCAGGAGGCAAGTTCCTCGTGAGGGCAGATATACCTCCAAGCAAACGTTGCCTCTGATTCTGTTGTTGTCGTTGTCATGTTTTATTTTGTTGAGCCAAATGTCCCCTTTGGCAATTCCTTGTAAAATTGCTGCTTTAACTCCGGCGTGACTATTGGTCCATTTTTCTCTATCGACGTTAACACATCTTTTAATCCATTGGAGTTCTTCTCTGGGCGTTTGCACGAACTCAAGAATATCGGCATGATCAATGTCAAGGTGAGCAACAACGGCACCGTTTTTAAAGTGACCACCCCTTCGTAATGTTTCATTTAAACTAGAATAAATTTTTGCAAATGATACTGGTCCACTAGCTACTAAACCTCTACCATTCTCGTGACCTCTAGGTCTGATCTTTGATAAGTGGACTGCTACTCCTGCTCCGTATCTAAGAGCATGAGAGACAAACCTCCAGCTGGCTTCTATTCCATCGGGACCTTCCATTGAGTCCTCGACGACGAATACAGTACATGAAACTGGTAGGCGTGATTCTGGGTTATCCAGCCAAGACTGGACCCGACCAGTACGGGAGATTAGTTCTGTTGTCATATTAAAATACCGAACATAGCATGTGGCTCTTTCGGCCAGCTTTCTACTAAGTTCATTAAAGAATTACTTAAAATAAAATTTTGTTTTTGTAATGCCAAGAAGACAGTAATGATATCCTCTTTACTTACATGCTTTTGTTTTAGTTTGTCGGCTATCAGCCTCATCTTTAGATCCTGCTCCGTTGTCAACTTTGTAATCGGAGGAGGGGGACCATAGTTTAGGTTCTTTTCTTTGGAAGTCATAATCGTCAGCAGTTAATATTTTTGCGAGTCGTGCATTTGTCAACGCATCTTCTTCTGTCATACCTTTTTCTTCAAAGGTTTCCACTACGGCTTTCCAAGTGTATCCCTTTTCCTCAAAAATTTTTTCGGCTCTTTTTATGCCGATTGTAGGTACTCCAGCATATCCATCGGTGTTATCACCTGCCATTGTTTGAAGTAAGTGCCATTTTGCACCTTCTTCTGCAGTTATTGTGAACACGTCGTCAAAATTGTACAGCTGACCCGGGATCTGTTTCATATCCTTATCTGGTGAAACAATTATGTTTCCGGGAAATTTGGTGGCGTAAATACCAAGTGCATCATCACCTTCTAACAAAGGCTTTTTGATGACCTTATACTCTTTTCCAAGAGCATTGATTATACGTTTGTATCCGCAAGGTTTTTTACGATTACGATGTCCTTTATAAGATGGTAAAATGTTTTTTCTAAAATTTACACTATCTGAGAAGAACAATATGGTAGTTGAGAAATTACCTAGTTTCTGTTCGATTCTAGTTATTTCACGCTTTGCGGCGTTGTATGCATCAGTAAAATTACTTGTAACAAGTATAACATCATTACCAAAGTCTACTTCACTTTCTGCGGCGGCACATGACTTATATACAATATAGTCTGCGTCAATTAAAATTTTCATACATTAGTGGGTATCCGCCCAAGTCAGTCCATCTTTAGCTTCAGCGGCTATTTGGATTCTCATATTATAGTACTCACCTGCTTCAGTAGCAGATAATTCTAATATGGACTTGAGATCTTCTACGTGTTTTGGATCACATTCAAACTGTAGTTCGTCGTGAATAAATGCGAGTTGATGACAACACAAAGACATATCTTTTATGTGTCTGTGTGCTCCGACCATCCATCTCTTGGCGATAACCGCTGCTCCTCCCTGTAAGAGGTAATTGAGAAACTTATGCCCTTTGTCCACGCTGATACGACGACCGTCGATGGCGTTTGCATAACCTCTATCACTACACTTTTTACAAGCCTGTAACAGCTCCGCAAGACCCGGAATGGCATCAACATAAGCTTTACGAATCTCCCTTCCCTTCTTCCTAGCGGATTCTTCGGATAGTAACTGATCATAAGAGTGTCCTAGTTTAATATCGCCGCAACCGTATAAAAAGGCGTAGGTAACAGTCTTGACTTGACGTCTTGTTATACCTATCTTATCGGCATTGGTTTGGTGTATGTCGCCTGTTGTAAGAATCTCTGCATACCTACCACCATCATATCTAGCTAGATAGTGAGCGAGCATGCGTAGTTCTATACCCGATAAGTCAGCGGCGACCATGCGTTGACCGGGTGTAGCTATAAATAAACGTCTAAATCGTTCATCACTTGGAACTTGTCCTAAGTTTGGAGTACGATGATGGCATCTAAATGTAGCAGTATTTGTAGCACAATAGTGATGTATTCTAGACTTCGTACATAGCTTCTGCCATGCGTTCACGCCTTCGGATATCATCCCTAACTGCTTCGTCAGATCCAGTAGTGTCAAAAACTTCAGAGCTGTATCCGTCCCAATGTCTTTGAGTACTGTCTCGTCTATTACTGGTTTTCCTGTGGATGTCAGCGATTCGGGCGTCCAACCACAATGTGTTTGTAAGATCCATGCGATATGATCCCGTGATGATGGATTAAATTCTTTTAATCGAGTAAACGTACAACCTTCGATGTACCCTTGGCTCTTATTATTTCTCTTAGGAGTAAATTCCTTTCCTGCAACGTAAGGATACCTGTCGAGAAGTACCTTAGTAATCGCCTCATACTCAATTCTGAGAGCAGATTCAAGTTCCCGTGCAGATTGTTCATCAAAATACCATCCATGGATCTCCTGTTGTGTAAGTATTTCAGCTACTTGGTGTTCAAGTTTGACCCACTCAGGTAGCGGTGGAAGTGATTGCATAGTTTTTGTGTAACAGCAACGTCTTGTACGCAGTAGTCTTCCATCTCTTGGGTCCATGTAGACCAATCGGCTTCCTTACCAAAGTTACCTTTGTATTCGCCTAGTCGGTATCCATAGGATTCGAGTGAATGTCTACCATATAATTGTAACGGCATATGTTTCCAGTTTCTTCTTTTGTCTATCTCTATCATGTTGGGATGGTATAAACGAGATAAAACAAGAGTATCAACAATTTCTCCTTTAGGATCAAACCATGGATACATCTTTTTAATTATGGGTATATCAAACCCAATAATATTATGTCCAATAATTCTTGAAGCTTGTTCAATAAACTGAACAGCTCTCACTATTGGTTCTGCAGATCCTGTGTCATTGTAGCTAACGGTCATCCCTTCATCTACGTAATGTACTGCAATGCAATGGATCTCAGTAGTGTTCTTAAGTAGACCGTTTGTTTCTAGGTCTATTATTACTGGTCCAGTCAAATGTTTTGTCTCTGAACTTTGCTTTTCGTTTGGCATCTTTGGTAGGTGGTTTAGGTTTTTGTAGCTCAGAAGTCTGTGCTGGGATTGAAAACTGTGTTCGTAGTTTCATGTTCTGTAAACCTCGATGTAGATAAATCGTATTTTATTTGACCGGCAAATCCAGTTTCTCCTGAATAACGGTTTTTAATAATTCTAAGAGTGGTAATATCTTTATCAGTTTCTGCTTGTTGGTCTCGCTCCAAAGCGATGACTTGATCGCTGAGTTGAGCAATACTATGAGATCCTCGGAGTTGGCTGAGGGAAACTTTTCCTCCCTCTTCGTGCGAAGTCCTATCATTGTTACTTCTCCTTAAATGAGATACTAGAAATAATGTAATGCCAGTACGCTCGACTAATGACCTTAGTTTGGTCATGGTGGTATCAATCATACGTCTTTCATCGCCATCCAATCCACTCAGTAATATACTCAGGTGATCTAGGAATACAATACGACATTCCAATCCACAGGCAAGGTACTCGATCCTAGAGTAAATTGTCTCAGGATCATACGAGCCAAAACCATCAAACAAGAATAGATTCCAATGTTCCAGAGTAAGGCGAAAAGATTCTTCCAGTTCTGATTGTTCATGTTCTCCTATGTGTAATGATTTACCTAATGCACAAGACATTAGACCTAAAGCACTTCGTCTGTTAGATTCCTCTAAAGCTAGGTACCCTACTTTTTCTCCTTGATCTAGGAGACCTGCGGCAATTTGCCGGCAGAAACTTGATTTTCCAATACCTGAGCCTGATGTTATAGTAATCAGTTCCTGATATCGGATTCCGTGTAGCTTTTCATTGAGTCCTTGAAAAGGATACTCGTGATCTGCTGGTGGTGTTGGTGTTGTGACCAGACTTAATAATGATTTACCTTCGACAATACCATCTGGTCGGTATGGTTTAGCATCCCAGATTGCTTTCCGGATTGCCTCAGAGTCGTTGGCTTGCAAGGCTTCTGAAGGATCTTTGTATCCCTCCAGACGAGCTATCTTTGTTTTTCCGGGTGGTAATACGGTAGCGGCGTCTTCTGCCGCCTTGATACCTGCCTCATCATTATCGAAAAATAATACAACTTCCTCATACCCTTGAAATAATGGTATTTGTTTTTGGATATCTTTCTTAGCACTAGCGGCTCCATGCGGTAGTGAAACCATCGGCCACGAAGGCATGGCTTCATAACAAGAGGCGGCGTCTAGTTCGCCTTCAGTAACAACAATACGTTTACCATTACTAGGAAAACGATGCTGACCGAATAGCGTATTAGTGGAAACTCCTGCATATCGAAAGTCTTTTTTCTTTGTTTTTGTTTTTATACCCTTCAATACTCCTGACTCATCGTGATATGGGAACTTTAGTTCATTACCATCGACGTGAATTTGATAAAATCTGTTAGTTTTTTCAGAAATATTGCGTTTTTGCAACCGTTCGGCTGATCCTGTAAGGTATACTTGTCCTTGCATGTTGTCATTGTGAATTGGCTTGTCTCCGTCCGTGACATTATGACAGACGAAGCAGTAAGTGTGTCCATCAGAATACAAAGAATTTGCATCTGACGAACCACAGTTGTCGCAAGGTATATGCCTTACGAACTCATTATCGGTCATGTTAACCATTCAATCGGTATATCATGGTAAGCTGTCCACGGAATGTCATGCTTTTCACAAAACATTGCGTATGTAGTCTTACTTTTTTTATTTATTTTATTATATGGTGCTTGGAATACCATACGTAAATCCATGTCTGGATTATCTTTTTTCACGGCCAAAATCTTCCTGCGATCAGCAGGTGACCAATAGCCTTTGGCTTCTAAATATACGTGATTAGGAAGTACAAAGTCTGGGCAATAGTGGTGTTGGATTGTATAGCAGATTTTCTCAGACTCATATTCGTATTTAACTCCAAGCGTTGAAAAGAGAGTAGCGAGTCTCTCTTCCAACTTGGATTTGAATTTAGAAGTCGTCGTCATCTTCTACTGAACTTGGTGTTGCATCTTCAAAAGCAGGTACTACGTTAGGGTCAGCTGCCTTGTAACCTGATGACTTACCAAATAATTCAGCGACTGCACTTACGTCCATGTCACCTGTGTCTACGCCAGCCTCACCTTTTACTGAGACAACTTGTACACCAACCAACTTAAGAGAGCTACCATAGGTAACCCCATCCCTAAGAATATATGGTTTTTGATAGAAACCCAGTTTAACAGTAGATCCTGCATATAATGGAATGTTTGTATCTGTGAGTTGAGTACCCTCTGTATCTACTACAGGAGGACGGTTCTCTTCGTTCCAAGAGAATTTAATTTTATACTTATCCTTAGAAACTTCCTCCCATGGCTCAGGCTTGAGCGTGGAGCGTTTCGGATTTTTGAGCTTAGATTCTGCCCATTTTAGGACTTCAGCTCGCTCATCTTCTAACTTGTCAACAACATCTGTGTCAACAACAGCCGAGAGTGAATAGCCAAACTTACTAGGAGCTAGTATTGCTTGGAATCCCTCAAGTGTTACAGGGTTTTCAGTTTTGTGAATTGTTCTTGCCATTAGCAGAAAAAATAAGTGGAATCAATCACGGATCTCGGTTCGAGGTCTCCAATGATCGGTGGGTCAGTTTCCGCTCCAATTTGTTGGGCGAAAGTATTTAGATAATCATGGTCAGCAAACAAGTACATGTATGTTTCCCTGACTATGGTAGACAGTAAAGACATATCTGTAGCTCTGCATAGAACTGAGTCATGTATCAATGCGATGGGTGCATCAAATCGTTTGACACTTTCATGTAAAAGAGATGCATCAAGCGAATGTATGAGATTAGGAGCTGTTGCGGCTTTATGCCGACTCCTATCTACTATTTTACCATCTTCTGTAGCAACTGTCAAGCGACATCTACCAAGAAGTTTAAGATCAATAGTTTCCATTTGCTTCTTCATCAATCGTTGTACTACTACAAATCCAGATGGTGTTGTCCATTCTAGTTCTGTAACGCCACGTTTGATAGCTTTAGACACCTCGTCCTCTATCCATTTCATAACAGACATTGGACCCGGAACTACCAGAGACATCGCTTCCCTGACAGCTCTGACTGTAAGAGTCAGGTCGTCCTTGTCAACCTCTATACCTTTTTCTTTGAGAGCTTCCTTGATGTATTGCCTGTTACTAAACGCCTTAGCATTGTAAGGTATTGTCATAACTGTGCGTTTTACACATTTTCTATCCCAAACTTGCCATAAGACCTCAGGTATATGAGGCATAGATACCTCAGCTATAACGGCATAGGCATCTTGTGGTCGATCAGATGGCAACACATTGACAAGTTGTGCTGTCGATTTATCACGGGCGAGACCTGCGAGAATCTGTAGACCACTACATGTAGCATCTGTTGCTACACATAGATTTGTAGTCAATCTATCCTTCTTGAGAACGCAATGATAATACTCATCACATGCCGCAAGAAACTGCCATGGCTCCTCTGCACCTTCCCAGTCTCCTATATTATCTACAGGATCTTCGGCGATACGAGTTATTGTGGCAATGTTATCTTTGACCCATTGTTGTCTGTCATCCCATGTATGTTTATCTAGACCATACGTTGTAGCTACTTGAAAAGCTAACCACTTGTACGACTCAGGTGTAACATCAGCTGACTCAGCAAACTTAATCAAACTTTTTCCAAAGTCAGTATCTTGCGGAGTAAGGAATGCAGGTATTGGGTATGCTCTACCACGATAGTCGAAAGACCACGGTATATAGAACACATCTCTATCTTTAAACTTAGACACAGCTTCCATAGTCATACGAGTACGGCAAGACCTTCTAGTCTCTTGAGCTTGTCTATTCATTACTTCAGCTACTCTTCTCCTGTAGTTCTTCCTCGACTCCTTGTTCTCAGCTATATCTACAGGTTTAGGAGGTATGTCATAATGTATGATAGGGAGGAATTTCCCAACACTAATTTCTTTTTTTTGTAAGAACTCAGCAGTACTTACTACAAAGGGATTTAGTTTATATCCGACCTTCTGTATTTTGTTTAGAAAGTCTAGTGGTGTTTCTCCCTGTATACGGTGGCGGTCGCCTCTTCTGACCATGTCGTGACCACACATAACTTCGTTAAGTATGTAACCTCCTTGTTCTTCATTGCTCCAATCCCTTGGTGGCACTAGCATTGGCCAAGCTAAAGGCGAGAACAACTCAGCAGTAGCCATAACTTCGTCCTTGATGTCCAAAAACTCAGCTGTAGGTAATACATACGTAACAGTTTTATGTCCTTCTCTTATCTTTTCCTGAGTAAACCAACCACTTGATTCCATGATACAGTCAAGTAGCCAACCTCCAAGTTTGACACGAATGGATCTACCCCATGGCGTCCATGCAGGTACTTTGTAACGATTCATCAAAGTCTTGATTACGACTAGCTTTTGCTGTGTACCAATAGACTTGTGCCAATAGTTTTTCTTTAGTGTAGTTAATAGAGCAGGTACCTTCTCCTCATAGTGTCTCATCTGACACTCGTCTTCAATGGCATGACCAATAGAATCACATACATTGACAGCGAAGTTACTACCTTCTTTGAAGCTAAACACTTTATCAAATGTAATCTTACATGCTATAGCGGCGGCGGCTAGTGGTTCCAGACCTGCAAGATACTTGTGGATCTCCTTGAATGCTACACCTGTGTGACCTTCGTGGATACGGCGGTTAGTCATTTTGATCTTGTCAACCAATAGTGGTAACAATGAGTCTATAGATGCAATACCATAAACTGTAGCTGAGGCATAGCTTTTGTCCTCCAGTTTGAATGTATTATCGTTGAGACTCTTGAGACCTTGACTTACCTGTGATCTCTCCAGTTTAACTTGTTCTTCAATTAGTGACTCGGGAATACCTGACATCATGTAGTTCGTCGTTTACTTGGTCGGTTAATAGTTTTTTTATTTCATTGTAATTAGGATTGATATCCTTTTCACGTTCTAACATATCGAGTGCTTGACTAGCATATGTGTAGACGTCCTTGAATGAGTCTTTCATAGTTCTCCTATAAAGTTGTGGCATCAATGTGTGCAACTTGAGTGTGAGTACATATAGTAAGCTCACTATCTCCTTGCTTTAAGATTTTATGAGTGCGGCGTTTAGCGGCAGACATTTGTTGATAAGTATATTCATTTACTTTATTTGTTTTGAGATTACGTTCTCTTAAAAGACACACTACACCCTCTGGTAGTTCATAACCACCAAGCTTCCAATCCATTAAATCTTCAAAATCAATAGATTCAAAATGTTTAGATGGTATAGCCTGTATTTGTTTTACTTTGTTTGGGTAGTACTTTCGGTTAGACATCGCAAATCGGTGTAATGTTTGTAAGGTAATCATCCATGAGACATGCTTCGTCGTGAGCATCCCATGTAGCTTCTTCAGGGTCGAGAGAACTGTTCATTATAATTTCTCTTCCACTCCTGAGTGTAACGTGGTATTTTACTTTGTGTGGATCGAGAAGTCCCATGCGTCTCTGCCTCCTTGTTATTGTGGTAATTATTGTGAAAATTTGCAGGATGCCAATGACGAGTGACACCTGCAATGATAAAACAGTTTGTAATGATATTAAGTAATATGAAGTAGCGGTTTGTTATCTTCTTCGCCTCCTATGTACAAACAAGGGTTTTCTTCTTCTTCCAAGCAATGGTCAATCAGCTCGAACTCCATGTTGTTACAAAAGTTCGTAGCATACTTGGCGGCATCGTCATAATCAAAGACAATATCCCCATCAACGTCTAGTTTAATGAGCAAGTAAAGAGGTTTAAGTCTTTGCCTGTAGTTATCGTAAGCAATTTGCTCGTCGATTTCTTCATTTAGTTTGGTGTCGTTCATAGTAATTCATCAATAAGTTCTTGGATCTCTTCAGGATCAAGTGGGTGTGTAAGAATTGAATCGTTAGCTCTGCCAAGAGCATCATGTAATACTACTGATAAGTTAGTAGCTTGTTCCATTGTTAACATTAGAATAAGAATCCTCCATCTTTGTCAAATTCATCTAATTTAGCATTTACTTTGTATGGTTTTAGTCTTACGTCCATGTATAAGACTAAGTACTCTGCCGCTTTTCTTACCTTGTCATCATCCCATTCTGGACGTGCTCGGCGTACTGCTTGTGAGTAGTTAAGTTGTTGAGTGATGTCGATTGTCATAGTGGTTAACAAATAAAGTGTCCTGAACAGTTGAATGACCATTGAAATGGATACATGTCACCATACTCTTGGGCAACACGTTTGTCAATGATTTTAGCGATGGCATCCCTGTCTTCATACGTGAGACAGTCATTGACATTGATGTCTTTGGTGCGATGCATCTTTTTGTTGTGCTCTTCTGCTTGTTGCATGAGATCGTGGTATTCAGTCATTGGGTTCTAACTCCATAGCATAATCAAAGATGGGTTGGCGTTTGATAGTATCATCAAGTACTATATTACCTAGTATACCAGATGATACACCAACTAATACTTGTTGTTGTGCACTTTCTGAACTGTCCGCCTCAATGTGGTAATAGTCAACATGAGTCTGTGTGACTCGAACTTCATACTTTCTAGTCATAATTGTAACCAATTAGTGTTAATGTAAGAATCAGCCGACCCATATGTTCCAATAGGAGCAAAGTTGCATGCAAATGAGCGTCTGGGTGTTATTGTGGGTTTGTAGCCTAAGTACATGTGATATATTTTTGAAGGAAAGAAAAGTAATAATCTTTCATACAATGGGCACATGTATTCTGTATTGCTAAAGATTGTAGGATTAGTATTTTGTGGAAAGAAATCTGAATGATCAACAGGATTTTCTAAAATTAAATTACCTTCGCCATGTTTTACCTTGTCAAAGTACAATACTGCTGAAAATGAACAGTTGTAGTGCCTATGTAATCTCATTGGTGTGCCATCAGGATTATCTGTAATCCAGTTTGTAAGCATTCTCCACTTTTGATTTTGATAGTTATACGTATTGTTTACCCATTGAGTAAAGACATCTGTAATAATATCTTTTAATACTGGTAAGTCCTTGAGTACATCAAAATGAACTGGATCAGTTGATGCACCTGCTTGTACTTGACCTTGTAAAGGTTTAAAACGATCACAAATTTCTTGAGACAATGTAGTCATACCAATAGGTGTGGCAAACATTATTTGGGTATCAATCATAACGTGGATACGAGACAGTTACTTTGTTTGTTTTGTATGTCATAGTCTCAACAGGAAAACCAGAATAATTAAATATTCGATCTAAAAGATCTTCTTCATCTTTAGCTTCCCATCTAGTCAAACATCTTTGATTTAAGACATACACTTCTTTATCAGACAACATCCATTCTGGATCTCCGTCACCCATCTCAGTTGTATACAGTTCAATGTCAGTAACGTGGTATTTATTCATCATTGTCCTCCTCACATGTAAATCTTACGTAGCTTAAACCTTCTGTTTGTTGTACAAATGAAGCATCAAGATTATGTTTGTAAACAAACTCGGTAATTAGTTTTTCTAGTTTTGATCTATTCATCGGATGCCTCCTTGATTAATAATGTTTCACATGAGGAACAAATGTCCTCCTCTAACCATGTTAACACACAGTCGCAATGTGTGCAATAGTCATGTTCATTTGATTCAATCATTAAGAATACTTAACCTCCTGCGGCGTATTGGTGTTTGTGGTTGTGTGCGTACGGCACGGTAGATGCGTAGGATGAGAGAACTGTCTATGCGTCCTTGCGTCCTTGCGTCCTTGTCATTGTGAATACTAGTTATTGTGATGGTTATTGTGGTTTATTGTGATTATTGTGATTATTGTGAAATTGTAACAAATGATACAAAATAAAGAGATGGCGGTTAAACCATCTCAAGTGCTGGTAAGGTAGAAATTGCGACTGCATCCTGTTCAAAAAATTCCTTATAAAGGTTTGCGGCTTTTTGTACTAAGTCTTTATACTCGGTACATATAGAAACAATTTTTGTTTGTTCCCTTTCTCCTTTCCAATTTCCGACGGCGTCCGATATGGTGTAACCGTCGAACATTGTATCTAACACTTCGGAAGTGTAGGCGTTAAACTGCTCAGTAGTAATGATCTCATTATCTGGACGGTTTAAGCCTAAAAACATTTGATAAGTTTGCATTATACAAAGTTAGGTAATTGAACATCTTTATGAGTCTTTTTAGACTTTGGTAAATCTAAAACATAGTAGCCGTTACGCATTGTTTTATTATCCTTAGGGATAACTCTCCAGTCCTCTCTGGCTCTGCGAGATTGGAATAAATTTCTATTACACCAGAATCCAAGACTGATTGAAGGATTAACTAGAATATTCATAATAGCTCGTTTTGATACATTGCGGTATCCGTAAACGGATCCGTCTTGAAAGTATACAACGGCTTTAGCATTGGCAATGTCAACTTTTACATCTGATAAAAAAGTAGATGATCTAAAAGGGACGGATACAAACATGTTAAACATAATAATAAAAAGTGAATAAGTGGGTGAGAAGTCATTGTGAGTATTAATACCTATTAGGTATATATTCTCTAATTAAGTTGTTAATAACTGATTGATCAACGGATGGGATTTGCTCAGGATTTGGAATATCTGAGTAATCATTTAAGTATCTGTTAATGTGGCGAGTAGTTGTCGAACTATACCAATGATCAGTTTTAACATAACCTAATTTGTTAGAATATCCTGCAACTGGTGTTTCATAACTAAAGAATATTTCTGTGCCATCGTCAAAAATTAATAATGTACGATTAGTGGCGAATGATTTTAATTGCATAGTTAATGATGTAGTGCGGATAATAAGAGACGGTCACAAATGTTTTTTAACCTCTCATCAATTCTATTATAGCAATGATCTGCTAAATATAGCAAGTCGTCGTTACAAATTGTAATATATGAAAGGTGGCGTCGATTGTCAGCTTCTCTGGCTTTTTCGAGCTCGTCTTTTTTCTTGTTAGTAATCATAAGTATAATGTGTTACCTTTGATAATAAAATCACCATGCTCTGGTTCGTCGGCAGGGTCATGGTATGGATAATTCTTGTCATTGTGAAAATTATTTAGAGCTTGTTGCTCATTCTCTAGTTGTGTTGCATACTCAATGAGTTGCTTTTGCATTCTAGGAGTAAGAGTATTGAATAACTCTTGATACTGTTGTTTAGTCATTTAATTTTTTTAAGGATGGTTGCTAGTTGGTCAAGTTGTTTTTGGTTTAGCTTATCAAGTGACTTAGTATTGAGAGCTTTTTTAAAACCGAATGGATCTTTGTACATAATTAAAACTTAACTGATTTACGAGGACGATTAATAGTTGTTGGCAGTTTAGTATATCTAACTGTCATTAACTGTGGTTTGCATTGCATCTGTAGGTGTTCGATGGTTGCTTGTAGTTGTTGTTGATAGTTAAGCATGATGTTTGATTGATTGCTATATTATAATAATAGTTGATAATGAGTAATAAGTCAAGTGTTGTTTACATTTAGTAACATAACTCTTCAAAGCGTTTACGTGCCATAATCTCAGCGGCATTGGCTATGTCATCTTGAGTGAATATACCGCATGGATTATGTGTTGTAAAATAGTCTAGCTCTTCTTCGTATAGTGTTTCTAGTAGCTCGTCGTTTACTGGATGGCTCATAAGGTTTACCTCTGATTGTTTATATTATAATTATATATCATGTATCTGTATATGTCAAGCAATATGTTTACATTCCGTAACATTACAACCGCACAGATGGCGAGCCAGTCGCATCAGTCTCAGAGGTGAGACGCTCCGCTCGTGCTTCGCACTCGCTCGCTTACCACGGTGCAATGCATGTGTCAAGTGTGCCAGCGTACAAACTGTCCACCGCCGCCGAAAAAAAAAGCGAGGCCGAAGGCCGAGCGGGCCGGTTTACCGTACCCCAATGGGGGTTGACAGGCCGCCGGAATATCCGCATAGGTCAGACAAAATTATGTCAAAAATTTATCGCCTTGGTATTTAGCATATTCTCCATTTGCTTTTACATAATGAAAGAAAGTTTGTATATAAAATTCTGGTTTATCTGTTATTAATAAATCTCTCCAATGTTCTACCTGTGGACCTAAATAAATAACTCCATCGCCCACGTTAGTAATAACTTTAGTAGTAGAACCTTGTAGGTCTGTAATATAAAGTCCCCAATCAATGGTAGATGCTAAGTTTATAGATACACTAATTTCACATGATGGTCTATCTTTATGACTAGCCATATATGAATTATTAGTATATCCAGTTATAAAACAATAAGTTGGTAAAAGTTTTTCTCCTACAACAGTTTCAATTTTAGATTGAACTTGTTTATACATCTCTTGTAGTTCAGCTGGATTATAACATTTCCAAACCCATCCTCTATTCCAGTTATAAACCATAGGTTGAGTTTTAATTACTTCATCAGTAAATTTTTGAGATGTTTTATTACAAAAATCTACTGGTAAAATATTATTTATTTTTTGATAACCTAAAGAATTTAGTGTTGTCATAACTATTTAAACTGTGGTCCATTCATCCAAGCAACAAGGCTATATCTTGTACCTTTTGTAACAGGTGATACTCTATGTACTACCCATGATGGAAACACGCAGTAACTACCAGCTTTCATTGGTACTGGATAAATAGTCTGATCTTGTGGACTATATATTTCTAAGTCTCCGCCTTCAAAATTATCATTTAATAATAAGGTTATAGATAGTTTTCTAGGTAAAGGTCTGTCATTATTTATTGGACCTTGGTCTATATGCCAACCATAGTGTTGAGTCTTTTTATATTGAGTTACTTGTATTTGATCATCAAAATGTACTAAATCATAACAAAAATAACCAGTATTAACACTAATCATTATGTTGTGTAAAATACCAGCTATCCAGCTATCGTCATGTAACCAACTATTGCTAGAGGTTCTATAACTTTTATCTTTCATATTAGTAGTACTTTGACTGTACTCTAAACTTTTTGCTATCTTTAACATTTCTTTTAGCATAATCGTTGGTAATTCCGATTCTGCTTGAATATGTGTTCTGGCAGCAAACCAAGGGTTAATTTGATTCATAGGTGGTGGATGTAAGGGTTATTTTTTTAAAAGACTTTCAAGATATTGTTTTTTTAGTTGTAACCGCTGTTCATTCATGTTTAACAACGGCCATTTGTTAATTTTTAATGCTATTTTTATTTTTTTCCACCGTTCTAATAGTGCTTTTTCTATTGCTGCGAAGAGTTTCATGGTTCTTTATCGAAAGGATGTCCTATTGAAATACTCCCATCGTCGTGTTCTCTTACCTCAGGTGTAACTACATCTGTGTCTATTGCGTCGTTATAATCTTTGATTGCTTTGTCTACGGTCATCTTAGTTTTCCAATTAATGTACCGTTCTTCTAATCCAATCAATATTCCTAGCACTAAGAACCCTAACCATGGAGGATTTTTAAATTTACTGTGGATATCTTGGAATATCCGAAGTTTTAAAGTTGGTTTCTGCATAATCTTTGTTAAATTGAGCTAAACCTTGGTCTGTTAGTACATGTTTGTACATTTTATCAAATACTGCCGGAGGTAAAGTGCATATATCGGCACCATATCGAAATGCTTGGCTTACTGAGGCTACATCACGTATAGAAGCTGCTAATATCTGGCAACAAGGCATATGTAAGGCAAATATATCACCAATTAGCTTTAATCCATCTACTGAATTGTCATTTAACCTACCAACAAACGGCGAAACGTACCTAGCACCTGCTAAACTGGCTAATATAGCTTGAGCTGGACTAAATACTAAGGTTACGTTAGTTCTAATTTTTTGATCATTTAGAAGCATACACGCTCTTAGTCCTTCTTCGGTACACGGTAACTTTATGGTTGCAGTTTCGTAGTTATCTGCCGCAGTTATACCTTCTTCGTACATTTGTATTGCTGTATCTGCAACAACTTCTATGCTAACGTCAGTTATATAGTCTAAGTTGTCTAGTTGACGGTATACATCCGAAGGTCTACGTCCAGTTTTTCTTATTAAAGTAGGGTTAGTAGTAACTCCACTAATTAATCCAGTATCAATACGTCTTGCGACTTCATTAACATCTGCTGTATCTAAAAATAATTTCATATTAGGGTAGAGTAAGTTTGGGTAGGTATTATAGTATGTCCATTAATGGGAAATAGTATAGAGAGGAAGTGTTGTCTGTTAGGACGACAACTTCCTCATAGGGGTCGGGTCCACCCTTCCCTTCCCCTGTATACGGTGGAACTCGGTCAGATCCAAGTAGGGGTACCCTTTCCTGAATTGATGCCTCTAGCGGCTTTACGCTGCTCTAGATTCATACCTAAGACCATGTGATTAGCGGCAGACACAGGGTCATCGTTCCATGTTTCTAACATATCTTGAAACTCTTCTCTTTCTCTTAACTTAACTTGTTCATATGCTGAGATTGCTAGTGCATCTGTATAATACTTAACCGCCATCGCTAGGACGTCTATACGGTCATCGTGTTTTACAGCACCTTTTTCTCTACACATTCTACTCATTTGGTAAAAGAGCATATATAAGAGCCGACTTTCAGGTGCACAGTCTTTGTTGGAGGAATAGTCCCAATCAATGACAGACCTATCAACAACAAGACGGTGTTGGTTAAGCACAGGCTCGAGACTATCAATAATCCTGTCTTCTTTCCGTACATTTGCCCTAACCTCGTCCACAAAAATGTTTTGTTTGGTTTGTTGAAGATGTTTTTTAAATAATTCACTTACTATACCGTCTCCAAAGTTTGTCTCTATTACTAACGTAGATACATCGTACTTTTTACATCCACGTAGTATGTCTAATAATGTTTTGTCACTATATCCATCTCTGTATGCTCTCATCTCATGTAAGTATAAAAACCCGTTCCGTTGAGATAAATAACATGCAGCTGTTTCGTCAGATCCCCTACCTGAGGGGTCTACGGCACAAATAGTTTCTGTATATGGTCCCCATTCACCTTGCAGTTGCATAGGTTTATAAAAATAGTCTCCCGGTAAACCAACTGTAGGTAATTCTTTTATTACATTTACAGGGTCTGAACACCAGACGATTGCATCAGGTGCTTCTTTAGGGTTAACGCTAGTTACAATTAGATCAGCCATCTTAAGTGGAAACTTCTCAGCATCACTCATAGATGTATCTAACATAAACTGTAACATAAAGTTAGACCTACCCATAGATGCTTCACGATCTATTAGGTCTTCGTTATCAAATCTGTCTGGGTCTGTACAAGTTCCTGATTCAGCACCCATATCTATGTCTTCTTGTAACTGTGGAGCTAAGAGTCCTTCGTAATTGCTGAGTGATTTTGGGTATCTGGCCGGCCAAACAAATGGTCTATAACTCCGCTCTGCCAACTTACGATAAACAGTAAAAGTAGTCTGAGGAGTCCCGAGATACATAATACGGCTATCGTCTTTCGGCGTAAGGATTGACTCGGCTTCGGTACAGAGTTGAAGTAATTTTTCACGCATCAACTCCGTCATGCTGTTTCCCGGTACCTCGATGTCGTCCAGAATCATTAGATCCGCTCTGGACCCCGTGAGCTGACCAGTAATACCAACACTTTTGACTGATGGTGCCTGATGAGGTGAACAGTTTACGTCGAAGGAAATCCTTGACCATCTGCTGTCGTCGCTTTTTGGTTGTAGGTGTTTCAGCCATGGTGTTTCTATAATAAGTTTTTGTAAAAAGATAGACATGTTATCTGCACGTTCTTTAGACGCAGAGATAATCATTATCTTCTTTTCTGGATTTTTAAATAACGTCCATAACACAAAAGCACCAGTAATCCAAGACTTACCAACACCTCGGAACGCCTGAATCTGAAGCCTCTTGGGACCACTCTGCAAGTAATCTGCAATAGCATACTGTGCCCTCGTAGGTTGAGGAAGATCTAACTGATCCCACAAAGCTTGTAGGAACAGTTTAAAGTCTTCTTGTAATGATGTTAAAACGTCCATTTAGATACCTAACAAATCTTCTAATAATGATTTACCTCTTTTATCCATTTTTCTAAGTGCATTATCAAGTGCCCGTATTTCTGCAGGTTTAACAACTTGATTCATTTCTTTAGTTAATTTTTGAATATTTTTAGGATGATTTCCAGTAGGTGTACCTGTACGTCTCATTACTTCAAAATATGCTGCACGTCTTTCAGGTGTCATATTTCTAACTGCGTTTGCAACTCTAGATACTTCTATAATATGATCACCATCCATACCTTCGGCTGCAGCTTGAGCCATTATTCTACCAAATTCTGCTGTTTCTTCTGGTGTAATAGTAGGATCTGTAGCTAACATTTCATTTATTTTACGAGTATTACCTTCTGATGTTATACCACGTCCAGTAGTTTTACGTGTACCTACTCTAGTTGTCTGTCCTTTAGGTGAATAACCAGCTGCGTAATTACGTATTTGAAATGGATCACCATCTTTAACAAATTTAGTAGTACCAGCCATTATAGCTTCTTCTTGTGTTTTAGCTCCTTGAGCAAATGTTTTATCATCTAATCTAGGAGGAACTGGACCTTGTATAGTTCTTTTAGTTTTACCAAATTTAGTTTGACCACCTAACTGACGTAAGTTTTCTACAGCATCTGGTCTAGTATATCCACGTACAGTCCTAGTCATTTCATCTACATTAGACTGATACTGATCAGCTGCAGATAATGTTTTACTAAAGTCATTAAAAGATTCATATGCAACATCATCACCAGCTTTCATACCTTTAAACATAGTTTCTATTTCAGGTATGTCTGCACCTTTAGTTATATCAATATGTCTAGACAAACTTTTAGTAACCTGAGGTGCAAGGTCAGGCATAATACCTTTTTTTGTAAACCCTTTAAGAGTTTGCTGTCCAAGTTCTATGGCGGCTTTACCTAGTGCTTTTGTAACACCCATGTTAACCTCCTACTTTTTTCTTTTAGCAGCTCTAGCAGCTTTAAAATCAGCATGTCTTTTTCTAGCTCTAGCTCTCATAGCTTCTTTTCTTTCTTCTAATCTCATTTGGTATGCAGAAAGTTTTCTACCTTTAACTCTTTTAGTTTTAGTTTTAGGTGTATCTGTTTTTTTTACTTTGTGTTGATCAGAAAATTTATCTTTATTTGCTTTAGTTACTCTATCAAAAGTTCTGATATTTTTTGTAGGATCTTTAGCTTCTTTTTGAAGTTTTTTATTTTTACTTGAATCTTCTCTAAAACTAGCAAACCTTTTGTCTGGTGTTTTTGTGCCAGTTTTAGCACTATAATCTTTGTTTTTTCTTCTTTTAATTTTAAAAACATCTTTTAGACGTTTTACAAAACGAGTACTGGTATCTCCTGTACTTCCGTATTTTTTAGACATAATTACTTAGCGATGTAAAGTTTACTTTTGTTTTTTTTACGTGGTCTAGCACGATTAGTTGATGGACTTTCTAATCCATGCTTTCCGGGACCATGCATGTTATGCGAGGCATCTTTACCATCGCCATTGCCATATGTACCCATTTTACGATTTAACTTGACAGCTTCTCTAGCAATTTTATTGCCTTTACCACTTTTGTTATATCGTGTTTGTTGTGCAATCCTACGCTTGTTAGCAGCAGGATTAGCATCATAATATCTTTGTGTTTTACCTTTTGCCATACATCCTCCGAGTTATTAACTCAGGATCTACTTTAGGCATTAACTGATTTAACTTATCTAATGGGTTACCATCATAGGCTACACCGCTAATATCATTAGCTTTGAGCCAGTCACAAGCTGCTTTTAGATCTTGTGTGGTTGCCTCGCCGTTACGAACTCTATTAAGAAATTCCGTAGTGACAAGGTTATGCAGTTCGTTAAACTGCTCTTCGTTAGCTTTGTTCATTTTAATTTATATGAGATAGGATCACGTGCTCCCGGTCTGGATTGTATCCAAACGTGGCTCGCATCCAATCAAGCCAATTTCTACTACCTTTTTCCTGATTACATCGACGGCACGACGGTACAACATTAGCTGTAACATCTCGTCCACCTTTACATTTAGGTCGGACGTGGTCAATAGTAAGATTGTGTAATTCATGTAATTCTCCGCAATAAACGCATGTACAGTTGAAGTGCTCTTTGACCGCTCTTCTCCAGAGCTTCTTTGCATCAGGACTTTGCATTGTTATTAAATTTTGTAGATAATGTTCAGGTGAAGGTAGTAACTGAGTCATAAAAACTATTTAGATCCGACAAAGATCTTAGTTTCTATGAACTCTACTGCTGCATCATCAAGCTGATTATCTGTGGTAGCTACTAGCTTTTTAAGGACATCCACGATGAGCCTCTTAACTGAGTCAGACTTAGCAAAAGTTAGAATTATTGGTTTGAGTAAAGTAATCATTTGGGTTAGAATAGTTTAAATTTTTTTTCTTTTTTAGGCTTGACTTTAACGATAGGTACTATGTCCTGACATACCTTAGCCATAGGTGTGTTAGGTCTATACATAAAACCCTTTTTCATTAAATCTGCACATTTGTGTGCTCTTGTAATCTCGTACTCGAGCCTCATCTTATCTGCTTGGCGTTTAGCCAATTCTTTACATTGTTTGTAACCTGACTTATCTAAAGGTACCATAAAATTAATCTGGAACCCCCAGTTTTCTGCCAACGTATAGCTACTAGGTTGCATGTTTTCATCAAGAGGTTTAGTATGATTGCCCATATAAAAAGGTTGGAATGTCATTGTACTGCCATTACAACTTATATTAGGACCATAATACTGCCTACTTTGTGCTCCATTGTTCTGAAATTGCACAGCTTGATTGGTCACATTTCCCGTCGCTGCGGCCACAGGGTTACTTACGTTGTTATCCTCACCTTCAGCAAGTACGGGTGTACCTATTGAGAGAAGATAGAGTAAGATGAAGTAGTTGAGTCTGTGTCGATTACTCGATCTATAGTTATAGTTTCGATAGTTCCTGCCTCTCTGGTTGTGATCTGTAGATCCCAATCTGTTGCGTTGGCTGTTGGTGCATAAGTAGCGTTGTCTGTACCTATTCCACCAGTTACCGTAATATTTGTACCGCTCCATGAGGAAGAGGCTGATCCTTGAATATCGTGAACTATTTCTTCTGTTATAGTTTGTTGTGTTGTGGTTGTGGACTGCATACTTCCTGTTGTGAAGGAAGGAGTCACGGTGTTTGCTCTTGCTATGCCGGGTGATAACAGAGCCAAGAGTATGATCCATTTTTTCATACTTTTGGTTTGGGTTTATTCATTGGGCAGTTTACTGGTGCTTTACTACTACCATTTTTACCTGTAGTCAAACCGAAAGTTGCCAAAGCTCCCGTAAACACGCTGGCTACGAAAGTGATATCTGAGTTACCAGACTTCTTTACCATCGGTATATCTACATAGTTCATAGTAATAATAAAACCTGACCAGACGACTACTCCTAGTCTAACAAAGGTACCTAAGATTTCTATCTGATGCTCCTTATCTTCAGCAGCATCTTTTAGTTTACCTAAGAGTCCTTTCTTTTTTTCTTCTTCAGGCGGTTTTCCTTCCATTTGTTTATCTTACCTTGTAGGAATTTTTGTATTTTCTTCTTTATATTCTCTATAATTGGCTGTGTAAAAGTTGTAGCTGCAACTGCTGTAACAGCTGCTATGCTAGTTGTAACTAATACCTCAGTCGAAGGTATAGGTATGGGCGGTAAGTTTGGTATCTTTAACTTAGGAGCTGGCGGTGTTTCAGTTTTAGTTTCCTTAGGTTTTACTCCTTTTTCATCTCGAAGATCACTAGGAGGTACAACCATAGGTACATAATAAGGTACGTCAGCTGTAGGTAAAGGTATTTCTACAGTTTTTATTTTATTTGGACTCGGAAAGTTGACCGTTGGTATATTCCAACTCGGTATCTGAGGTTCCATCGTGAGTGTGTAATTTTATCTCTGGATGTGCGAACACAACACTTGTTGAAAACAATAATGTGAGGGTAGTTAATAATTTCATATTTTTACCAAGGTTTACCTACAGCAGTTGTATAAGATACATCTCTTTCATAAGCTGCACACAGCTCTGGACCTAATTGAGTTTTAACCCAACCAAGTACAGTTGCTTCATCCAAACTATCGTAAGCAATAAAATCACTTGGTAATGATGTAGGTTTTGCAAACCAAGCTGAACCTCCACGTTGTCCTGTCATTGTATCACCATCTTTTCCTGTTAAAACCCATAACGCATTTCTTACGAAACCGTCAGATGGGTCACGTTCTAACGTGTCGATTTCCCATGTTTTAGTAATTGCCATAATAATTAAGTCTTCATAATAAATGCAAGAGCATAGTAAGGAGGTGTTTTGTCATATGAATGACTAAAGTTTCCACCCCAACCATGTTGGTGTCTATCTCTTGAGTTAAAAGGTTCTGGAGATGCGTTAGGCATACTACTAGCGTTAGCGTACTGTGACGCCCAACCAGTATTACCATTAACAGAAACTGTCATAGAACCAGAGAAACCACCACCAGTAGCTCCGGGAGAAACTCCGGGAAGAGAAGTATCACCAGTACCAGCTGTGGCACCAATTACAAACCTGTCTCTTAAATCTGGTGTACTGTTGTTGCCGTCACATATAACCCAACCAGAAGGAATAGCACTTGTAGCTCCAGACCATATAGCAATAACACCAGATGGTATTCCTGCGATGCCTGTTAATGCAGAGCCATCACCAGCAAGAGCTGTAGCTGTTAAAGTTCCTGTTACGGTTACACCACCAGTTACAGTTTCAAGTTTTTTAGAAGCGTCATAATATAAATCTACTGACCCATTTTGAGTCATTTCAATATGTTTTTCTGCTGTACCAGCATCTCTTATTATGATTTGGCTACCTTGAATAATTAAATTACCACCACCTACTTCTGTAATAAAACTGTCACCACTAGATGATTGATGTTCTAGTTTTAAATCACCACCAGCACCTAATTTAATTTCATCATCATCAGCCATCAATATATCATTACCATTACTTGCTAAGTCACCGCCTAGCTGTGGTGTTGTATCAGCTACTAAGTCTGTGTTTACTACCTCAAACGTAGGATCTGCTCCGTTGTTTGCACGTAAAAACTTACCATTGTTGCTACTTGTACCATGTGGTAAATGATTTAGTTGAATTGCTTGGTCAGCAAGGTTAGAGACATCTTCTCTTAAAAGTGGTCTACCACCAGCTTGTGAGCCGTCATGTACAACTGCTGTATCTTTAGTTGTGTCGATAGTAACTTCGCCTTCGGCTCCAGTAAAGCTACTATGTTGCGAGGTTGTTCCTCGTCTTAGTTTTAATAATTTTGCCATTAAATTGTTCCGAAGTCGATTTGTAAGTTATTACCGCTAACAGTTCCTACCTCAGTAAGGTTGTTGTCATTACAGTCTAATGCAGCAGCTAGTTCAGGTGAAGGGTCATTTGCTAATGATGCAATACCGGGAGCTATTCCTACAAATGCACTACCTGAGTAGTAATAAAGAGTATTTGCAGAAGTGCTATACCAAAGATCACCAGCACTTGGAGAACTAGGTGTACTGCCTTGTATTACGTATTCAGCAGCATATCTGTTTACATCAGCTATTGAAGCTCCAACAGTATTTACGTTAGAAATTGATCCAGCAACTGTATTTATATTTGATGCGTTAGAAACAGCACTATTAATATTTGATGCATTACTTACAGCACTATTAATATTTGAAGCATTAGAAACAGCAGAGTTAATGTTAGATGAATTTCCAGCTACTGCTGTAATGTTTGAGTTGTTTCCAGCTACTGTGTTTATGTTTGCAATGTTTGATGCAGCGGTGTTAACATTAGCTATAGAAGCAGCAACTGTATTAACTGAGTTATTACCAGATCCAGTATTTAAAGCGTCAGTAATTAAACCTAAATCTTCACTATAGACAATTTGTCCGGCAACAATATTTATGTTAATTAAATCAGACTGGTTAGGTGTAGCAGCACTAAATCCATCTCCAGAACTACCATCATAGATCATCAACACTTTGTTAGATGAGCTATCAAACCATAAATCACCATTAGCTAATGATGAGCTATCAGCTCTAGCTGTAGGTGCAGAATTACTTATTTGATATATGTCTGCAAAGTTGTTTATATCCGCAACATTAGTTGCAGCCGTTGCAATAGCTGTTGCGTTTGCAGCAACTGTTGTAACCTCTGTGGCTTTTGGTACTAATCTGTGAAATGTGTAAGTGTTAAGTGTAGTAGTTGTTTCTACAATCATTCCAAAAGTAGCAGCATAAGTTGTGCTATTTGCTAAACCATTAATAGTCACCGTTGAGTTACCAACCGTACCATTAGAGATTGTAGCTACTCCAGACCCATTAGATACAATATTATTAGTAAGAGCTTTAATAGAAACAAGAGTTCCGGCTCCATTATTTACATCTGGATTAGCGTTAGGAAAACTTGTTTCATTTGCTATAGGTACAAAACCACCTACATCATCAACAAGGTCAACAACACGAGCATCTATAGCACCTGTAGTAGCTACAAAAGCATCAGAGCTAGACCATGTATCACCACTAGCTATAGTTTCACTAGAGTCTTGTCTAAAATATCTTGCGTCTGATTCTGTTTCTGTAAAATATCTGTTGTCTAAAGTACCTGTAGCAATTTCACTATCAGTTATCTTATCTGACTGTAATAATGTTTTTATTTCTGATGCTGTCTGGTCATCTTTAGCATTCGTTTCTATTCCGTCTAGTTTTGTACCATCAACAGAAACATCTCTACCATCTACAGTTCCGGTAGTTGCTATATTTTGAGAACCAAAGTCAGGTGAAATTTTACTACCAGCAATAGCTGCTGACGCATTTATATCATCATTAACAATCGAACCATTAACTATGTTTGATGAGTTAACAGTAATACCAGATTTTAATAAACCATCAGCAATTTTACTATTATCTATATTTGCACTTGCATTTATATCGGCATTAAGAATAGTTCCATTATTAATCATTGTTGATGTAACAGTTCCCGAATCACCTGTTGTGATAACGGTTCCTGTAGTATCAGGTAACGTAATTGTTCTGTCAGCCGTAGGATCAGTTACAGTTAATGTTGTCTCATATGTATTATCTGTATCACCTTCAAAAGTTAAGTCAACGTTTTGACCCATATGAAGGTTACCTGTCATCGTACCACCACGAGAAGATAACTTCTGCTCGTTATACTCCATTGCTTTACGCATTACTTGGAGTTGGTTATTATTAAGGTCTTGAGAAGTAATAGAAGCTCCGGCAGTATAGGTTGCCCTTGGTGTAGGGTCACCCATATCTGTAACCGGCTGTATTATAACAGTATCACTACTTGTTAAATTAGCTCCACCAACGTGAACTGTTTTATTATTAAAATCTACTGTGTATTCTCGGGGTGAGGCGGATTCATTAATCGTGCTAGTAGTAAAAGTAAGTGCTATGTTATCTAGTTCTACTTCTACTTCTGAAGCTTTAAATACATCGAAACTCCCTGAGTAGCTAAATGTATTTGCTGTACCTGTATTTTGGGTACCTGTTTTTGTTACTTTTGTATGTGCCATTTAGTTCTTCTTAGGGTTGCCTAAATCTAGGATTTCGTTTCGATTTTCTCTTGTACGAGATGTGTGTCCATCTTTTTCAGACATTAACTTTTGTACAGCAGAGTATCCGGGATGGTTAGGTTGTTGAAGTTGTGCCCAAGCTTTCGACCTTGCTTGGTTCATTACATTATCTATAAGAGTATTATGTGGATAACTTGTAGGATTTATATCAAAACTCTCAGGATTATTAACATTATCTTTCATCCGTTTCATAGATTTTTGTACATCTGGTCTACTTGCTAAATGATTTAAAGCTTCTTCTACATTCTTAAACTTTTTAAATCCTATTGTTATAGGACTTGTACCTATAGCATTTTGGAAATGTGCTCGTACACGTGCATCTTTAGTAAATGAGTATCCACCATATGCATATGTTGTAGATTTTAAATCATAGTTACTTTCTAATAATAACTTTCTACCGGGTGTATCTCTTCTAATATCTAACGATATAGGTGATATAGCGTTAAATGATCTGCCTACAATATTCCAATTATTAATTGGTTTACCGTTTAACAAGTCACTTTTTTCTGGTAAAGGATCTAATGCTAATGCTTCACTAGCTAAGTTTCTGTTTCTAATAGAAGACCACATATCAGAGTTAAGTTCTTTCATGTGTGGGTTAATCCATTTACCAAACTCATTACGAGCACCAGCTAACGGAATACTATTATTAAGTAAATTAGCTGTACCTCTAGTTAAAGCACCGGGTTTCATTTGTGATATCTGCATTAATTGATCTAATCCAGACATATATGTTTTACCTTGTAAACCTCTACCTACAACAAATGCAACTGCTTGCAATCTTTTTTCCGCCCATTCAGAACCCATAAGCTCCATGTTATCACCAATGTCAGCAATAGTAGAGAATATAACGTTGTATGGTTCAAGAGATCTGTAGTCAAATCCTACATCACCTATATAAAAATGATTAGGTTTCCAACCAGCATTCATCCATTGTTGTTTAAGTTGTCTATCAGCAGGACCATTACCACTTAATTGTCCTCCCATATACATCATACCAAAAGTACCTACAACAGCAGAACCCATAGCTTGTCTACCTGCAAATAAACTTCTTGCAGCTTTTAGATCAGCAGCATTCTTAATACCATACTCAGCTAGTTCTGTAAAATCAGTACCTTTGTGTGTAAGTATTGCAATAGATTCTTTATGTAATGCACCTATTAATGGTGTGTTTTTATATGTAAAGTTAAGACCGTTAACACCAGTTCTAGCAAATAAATAAAATGGTTTAATTAATGGTATGTTACCAAATAACTGATCCATCTTACCTGCTGTACCCTTTAACTCAGATGTTAAAGTAGCTTCTCTAAATTGCTTTTCTAAGAAAGAATCTGCAGCCATATTGATATTACCATCACCATCTAATAGATTACCGTAATGTAAATCTTCGGCTTTTTTTAGCATTTCAGGAGTAATCTTAGCAAAATCATCTCCTACTTCTTCCATTGCTTTACGCATTGCAATTTCTTTAGACCTAGATCTTACTAATAAATGTTTAAAAGTATCATCAACTGCAGCTAATGCACGAGGTGACCATCCAAATAATTTATTATTAGTTAAATTTCTAGTAATATTGTTTATATAAAACGCTGCTTTTTCGCCATCTGTACCACGTTGTTCTACATGAATACGTTTAGCTTCTAATAATTTATCTGTTTCAGTATCTACTTCAGTAAATCTAGTCTGTATATCTGCAATGTTTGCATTAAATTTAGCATTCCATTGTCTTTGAAATACTTGATATGCTTCAGGTATAAGTTCAAACTGACCTTTTAACTTAGCCATAGATGCTTTATAAGTTGCTACGTCGTTTGTAAATGGTAAACGTATAGCTGCACCAAATGCTTGGTTAATAGTATTAAGGTAACTGTTTACTGTAGTACCCATCAAAGCTCTTAACGGAGTTTTAGGACCACTAAGTATACTCTGTACCATGACTTTTTGTAAACCTTTTATTAGTTCACCAGTTTTTACTTCACCATTAAACTTACCACCAACTATCTGTTGCTTCATAAATGCATCAAAATCTTTCCAGTTATGGATATCGTTAGAAACTTTAAATACGTCTAATACGGCTCCAGCAAGCTCCTCATCGCCTGTTTCACGCATCATGGCTGTCATTGTATTAACAGCTTCTTTTGTCTCTGTTAGAAGGCGTTTAGACTGTGCTTTAGATGCTTTGTTTAATGCTGCTATATCCTTAGGTGTAAGCTTACCACCTTTGGCTTTTAATAGTGTATCAGCTTGACTCCAAATAAATTGTGTTCTTTTTACTTGATGTAGTGCTGCAGTTAAATTATCTGCAACGTTTTTCATTGGACCATCTGTAGCAAATATATCAGTTTTACCTACCATCTCACTAGATGTAGCAGAAAGATCTCTTAATTGCATAAGAAGACTTTTCATAACTGCATTTTGTACATCAGTATTTTGAACTGCCCAACGGTCAACCTCAGACATCTTAGTCCAATTTTTCTTTAGTTTAACCTCATTATCTAAGAACTCACCAAAGAAAGTTTTAGGATCAACAGTAGATGCATCTCTACCTAATAGAGTTTCTTTAATATCATCTAATGCTTCCTCTGATCTTTTACCTATAGTCTTATTACTAGGATCTATACTATCTAAATATCTTTGATAGTTTTCATCAGCAACTAAACTTTCACCTTGTTTAGAAAGTTCAGCGTCATTTATACCAGACTTAGCTGCTTTAGCCATATCTGTTTGACTGACTACTGAGTTAGTACTTCCTTTTTTACCTGTAAATTTAGTATGTTTAATTTCTTGTATATCTTTTATGACCTGTGTAAGACCATCTCTAGCTTTAGTTAAACCTTGACCCATCATTTTAGAGCCATTTTTATATGCACCATATGCTCCTTTTAGCATACCATCAGACATATTTTCTTCTGTAAATGCATTTTTAAATCCATCAGCTAGTTTATTTGCTTGTTCTTGACCAGCTTCTGCTAAATCTTTTAACTGTTTCTGTTGTTGTTCAAACCAATATTTTTGATTAACAAACTCAGAATCTAATTTAGTAGAGAAAGATTTTGTACTAACAGCAAATTGATCTAAGTTCTTCTGTCCCCAACGTGTGGCTTGTCCAGAAACCTCAGGTAATTTACCTAATACTCTTTGACCATTTGAAAATATTGATTTACCAAATCCACCAATACCTACGACACCCATGGTACCATAAGCTGTTTCAGTAGCTATAAAATCTAATTGTTTAAATAATGGTGAGTTAATACCTTGAGCAATTTGTTGTGCAAACATACCACTTTCAGGATATTGTTCGAGTATTTGTTGGAAAAAACCATCTTCTTGTATCATACCTCTACCATCTTCTTGTAAGTTAGAAAATGCTGCTAAAGGTAAATCAGATATGAGAGTTGTTTTAGCACCACTCTTTACCATATTTAAACCTTGAACTATTTTCTGCCTACCAAAAAATCCTGTAGCTGGTTTTATAAATGTTGTACCAACTGTTTTTGTTCCAATATTACTAACTGCTACAGCTTTACCACCACTAAGGGTAGGTTTTAAAAACATACCTGCTCTTATTAAAGCTGGAGTTTTAGTTGCCATTAATCCTTTTCCTACAACACTTGCAGCACCACCAGTTAAAATAGTAGGCAATGCCCAATAAGCTGCTTCGTATGTAAGAAAGTCACCTGCAGATCTAGCTATGTTTTGGTTAACTAGATATTCTAATGATTGTTCGTTTTTAGTTTGTAGTAACCTTTCATCTAAATCAGAGTTTTTAGTTAGTAAAGATAAATCACCTTCTCCTACTGCAGCACCAATACGTCCTGCTGCCTCTAATCCTAAACTAGATAAATCAAATAAAGCTCCAGCTGCATTTTGTCTTACACCTTCGCCAACGTTACCATTCATACCAAACCAACCTTCTTCACCTTCTCCTACTTCAGACAAAGCATGTCTTCTTCTAAGGTTAATATATCTAGCCATGTTTTGACCAGCACCATTCTGTTGCCATAGTGCTTTAGCTCTAGACATCATAGTAGGATTTTCTAAACCTGCTAACCACTCAGCTGTAAGCTGTGCGTCAACTTCTGGGTTTAATCTTTTAAGTTCTGGATCCCAATCTTCGTGGTTTGTAGTATCAAAAAAATCGTCATATGTTACTTCACCATCTCCATTATGATCATATCTAGCTGTAAGTTCAGGATCATTTTTAATCATATAAAATGCTTGAGCTTGTTTTTCTAGATTATTACCATCTTTAAATAGTTCATTTAACTGACCTTCTTTATCTTCTAAATATCCATAATTTAATTTTAATGCTCTTCTTGCTCCTTCTGCAGGTAATTTACCACCATAAGCTGCCATAAGCTGCTCATCTGATATCATGCCATTTTCGTCAGGAGTAAAAAACTGAGATTTAGGTTGTGGTTGTGGATCAGGTTCCGGGAAAGGATTCTGAGTTTCTACTGCTGTAGGTTGTATATTTTCTTCAGGTGTTAGTTCTTGTTGTAATGCTTCAGTTTCAGCAATCTCTTCGGGTGTACGAAAATCTTCTTCAGGAAATTCTTGTGTAATTTTTTCTATTTGATCTTCATAACCTTCTACCTCGTAAGTGTCATCTGTTTTACCTACAGCATCAGGTTGTAAATTTAAAATGTCCATAAGTAATTATTGTAAAAAAGGTAACACTTCTTCAGGATCATCCCAAACTGAGCTAGGGATTTGTGAATCAGGAAAAGTATCTCTTAGTAATTGATATGCATATATAACGTTTTGTTTAGTAGGATTCTGTTGTGCACGTTCTACAGCTTTAATAATAGGTTGAAATTTTTGAGGGTCAGCAATAGTTTTACCTTTCTCATCTTTACCTTCATATAAATTATATAACTGTGGACGTTCATCTGGCCACAATCCATCGTGACCTACAGTTTTTAACTGTGCATCTACTAGACCCATCCAGTTAATATTGCGACCACGTGCTAAACCTTGATAATAACGTACTGCACCTTTGTCTTTTAGAACACCTTTACTGTGTCCATATTTGTTTATGTTGGTAATAATAGTATCAAGTTGTTTTTTACCATATGTACCACCAATAGGTTTCTCAAAAATAATATTAGAGTCATTCATTAATTCTCTTTTACCTTTAGCAATTTCTGCTACTCTAATTTTACCTTGGTTTTGTTCACCTTTAATAAGAAAATCCTCACTAACATATTGAGGTTTTCTGTTTTCTTGATCAGATTTTTTAATGTGATATATAACACCTTCAGAGTTTGGTATGTCTTCGCCAGTTTCTTTATCTTTAACTGACTCTGCATTTAATGCATAGTAACTAGCTTCTCTTTGTGAGTAACCCATAGCTACATAATTATTAAATTTTTGAATATAATCTTCTTTTGCATTAGCTAATGCTATTTCATATTCAAGAGTCTTTTCATTACCTTTAAGACCCATACCTTCAAATACTGTGTTAAGTGCAGCAGATATTTGTTTATCTCCATCAAACTGAGCAATAGAAGATTTTTCTAATTTACTAGCTTTTTCTCTAAATTCTACAGCTGCCTGAGGATGAAACTGATCTAACTGAGCATTAGATATATAGCCATTTTGACTAGCCATCAATGCTTTTATTTCTTGTGTATCTTCTCTCTGATCTCTCATGGTAACTGTTTCATAGTTAGTTATACTAGATGGTATAGGTAGACCTATGCTTCCAAACTCTCGTTTGTATTCATTTACTCGTTGAGTAGATAGATTACCTTTTCTAGCTTCTTCTATAAATTTAGCTTTTAATGTAGTACCAGCTGACTCTAAGTTTTTTAACTCGTTGTCAATCTGTTTTGTATACCCATCTCTAATAGCTTGTTTTAGAGTAGCAACTTTACCCGGCCAATGTTCAGAGTATGTTGTACCTTTCTTAGCACCTAACTGTTTAGCTAACCTATCTGGCATAGGTTGGTTAAGTATTTCAGCTGCATATTCAGGATCGTTTTGACTAATACCTTCTTGTACTATAGTAGCTTCTAAAGCTTTCCATGCACCAGCATTACCAACTATATTATTAGATCCATCTACAGTAGCAGCAGTTTTTACTAAATAATGATGTATATCTTCACCTGTTTTTTGACTGGTTTGCCAAGTTTTTTGTGCTATACTTCTAGTAATAGAAGATGCTTCTATATTATATCTTTGTCTATATTTAGCTGTAGAATCTTCTTTAGCTTTTTGTATAGCATCATTAGTGCCAGCTAGTTTTAATAACTCTGGAGAAAACTTATGTAAACCTGCAGCTCTTTTAATATCATTAGCTACAACCTGTATAGCAGCTTCTTTAAATGCTATACCGTGTATATTATTATCGTGTAATTCTTTAGGTGTAAAATTTATACCTTGAATATTAATAGCTTTCTCACTATTCTGCATAGCATGAGCAAGTTTGTCAGGAAACGTATCATTAAACATACGTAACTTTTCTTTAGCAAAACCTACCTGTCCCCAAGGAGAAAGTTGTGATATTCTATCTGCATCAGGATAAATATCTGGACCTGACATCTTAAGCATTTCACCTTTGATTTCATGGTACCTAGTATCTGTGTCTGTTAATGTAGATAGTTCTTTTTCTAATGCTACTAACTTTTCTGCATTTATTTCTTGTGCTTCTTGAGCTGCTATTCTACCTTTTTCTAATTTTTCTTCTATATCTTTTTTTCTCATCTCTTTTAATGTAGATGAAAATGCAGATAATTGATCACTTAATTGACCAGCTTCCCTTATACCACGATTACCCATGGTGTTAGCCATAGCTGTGCGTTGAGCATTGGCTTGTTGAACGTTAGCTCTTTCACGAGACCTCATACGTTCAATATTTTGATTGTATGATGATGTCATTATTTAAAAGTCCTTATTTCATGTCCAAAGGTTGGATCTATTTGAGTATCAAAGGAAGGTGTATTTACCTTAGGAGCTTTCCCAGCTTTAAAGTCTTGATAACCTCCTACGGCACTACCAGCTAATCCTAGTATTAATCCAGCTGACGACTTCTTCGGTTCCAGTTCTGGAGCCATCGGCGTCACACCATGTATAGGTGCAAATCTAACTTGTTCATATAAGTCACGTGATTTAGACGCTGACGATTCTCTAGACATATCTTTAGCAACTATTGCTTCTTCTTCAGACATCATTAGATTATGTAGTATTTCAGACTTTTCTTGTCCTAATTTCTTAGCACTTTTACCTGCTAATCGAGCTGCAGTCCTACCTGTTTGTGTACCTGCATACTCATTTTCATACATTTTTACAACAGCTTTTTCTATTTTTTGATCAGCTTGGGCAAATAATCTATTTAATTTTTGATCTTCTTGAGTCCATTGATCTACCATAGCTCGATAAACATCATCTTGTTTGATGTCCTCAAGCTGCATATCATTACGATATTGAGCACGATCGAACATTACTTCCCGATCGTATAATCTGTTTTGTTCTTGATGGTTACGTAGCTTTGCACGGTTCCTGCCAGCTATGGCATTATTTTCCGCTTGATGTTCTGCTACTTGACCGGCCATTGATAGACCGGTTGTTATCATTGTTACTGGTTCGCACACGGCAAAATTCTATAAAGGTTAATTTGTTAGGACCATGTTGAAGTTCCCGTAAGAACTTAAATCCTAGAAACTTTAGAAGTTTTAGATGAGCGGTATTCCGTTTATCTACAATGTTCCAAAGGAGTTTCTCTTCTCTACTTTCTATAAATCGTTTAGCTTCTCGTGCAAAGGTGAGAGGATAGTCATGTATAGCTGGGGTACATAACATCCAAATTTTACCACCCTCCTGTACACCGGCTAATCCGGCAGTCTTGCCGTTAGGCACGTTAAAGTAAACTGTGTCTCCATTAAAAGCAGCAAATGGTATATACCAGCGTGGGAAATGGCCGTGACCCTCCCATACTTCTCTATAGTCATCTGTACGAAGATTAGAGGCAACCTCGACGGCAGCCTCCATTGTAATTGGGTGAATGTATTTAGACACGTTGATAATATCTTGGTGAGTAATCCCCTTCCCAGTTCATTGAATGTAAGGTTGCTGGTGAGGGATGGTTAGATTTTATAAATACGCTTAGGTTTGTATTCCTATCGTATACTGGTATTGTATGTATATATCCTGACGCTATCGCTGCTGTACTAGCATTTATATTATCGTATTCTTTTGATTCTACTGTGTATGTATAGTCAGCTCTACCTTTACGTTTGAGTGTTACATCTAATACACCTACATCTCCAAAGTCAAAGTTCATTCTATGTAATACAAGAGATCCTCTAGTTTCAGATCTAGTCTTCTCACCTTCTTGTCTGGTAACAAATACCTTAGGTAACTCTATTTCAAACTCATACTCAAAACCAATAATTACATCTGTATTAACAGACACATTAGACGCACCAGCTTCGGTAGATGTCTTCCAGTTTCCGGGTAAAGTAATTGTTTGGTTAGGAGCTGTACCTGTAATAGCAGATGCTGGGATATCATAACTTTTACCAGCTGCGTCACTCGGTGTTGTACAATAAGCCGTGAGTGTACGAGTGCTATAAAATCCTGCACCTAAAGTAAACGTTGTTACATCATTAACTGTATCATATGTTAATGCAGATGATGCAAAAGTTTTTTTAGTATCTAAGTGTACACGGTTTTCATCTGGAGGTTCCCCTATCATAGGAGTTGCTGTTGACAATTTTATGTCAAATTTTTCTAGTGTATATGTAGAACCTGTATTTAATACAACAAAATATTGATCATCCATCATGCAATGAAAGATAACATTATTAGGTAATGTCCATCTAAACCATGCAGACTGAGCACGAGTATCTCCAGCTTCATAAAACTTATAACCCCATACTTCATTAGTTGCAGTATGTAATGTACTATCTACTGAAAATAATAAAAGTTGGTTTTCTGTAGATGCGGTTACATTGGTTAAATTTTGTGGAAATAACTCTGCTATAATTTTACTTTGTTCTACAACTGTAGGTTCGTTTCTGGTAGAGACATCTGATATTTCATAGAACCTAGCTTCACGTGCGGTGTTGTTTAAAAATCCTATTGTAGTTCCTAACGACACAGGATTACTATCTGAGTTAAATGCATAAGATGCTGCATACGTTATCTTAGCTGTTTCAGGAGTAAGCAAAGCTTCTGCTCCAGAACTTAGCAAGAACTGTTCACTAGCACTAAAGATAACTAAACCTCCAGCATTTTCAACAGCATCAAACAATCGAGTAGGATACGTTGAACTAGATTGTAAATCAATAGGGTCAGCGTTAGAAATAGCCATCGCAGTTTTTACCCAAAAATTATAGAAATCATTTACCCTAGATAGGATAATATTTTCTTCACTAAGTAAAGCTATTCTATTTCTAAAAAACACCATTTTTTGAATACGATGTCCTACAAACGACGGTTCACCATTTGTTATGTCATCTCCTACGTCACGTTTACCCCAGTCTGGATAACCAAATTGAAATGCACCGTTAGGATAGGATTGAGCTGAACCACCATTAATCGCAAATGTCCCGGGAAGCACTCTAGTGAGCTTCAGAGGCATTGTTGTGTTGTCAAAGGTAGTTGTTATCCCCGGCTCTGCACACTCTTCCCACACGCCCTCTCCGTAGCGAACTGGGTGAACTGTGACGTTACCACTTGTTGTACCTGAGGAAGCATCTGTTACTGTAAATGTATTTGTAGCTACGTTAGCAATAGTATAATATCCATCACTACCATTACCAGATGTTACATCTAAGATAACTTGATCACCATTACTATATCCGTGGTTTGCTAAGGTTACAGTTATAGTAGACCCTGATCTAGCATATGTAGCTGATTTAGTTAATGGATCATCTTCTGTATCTGTTACACCTTCAGCATAAAACTTAAGGTAGTAATCATCCATATCTTCACCACTATTAACTATACGTACAGTATATCCATGACGACATACACGTGGTAAATCAGCTATATTATTTGCTTCAGTTGTAGTTACAGTCATCAACTGTTTTTCTGGTGATGTTACACCAAACGGTGTAGCTCTATATAAATGTAAACCATTTCCAGAAATAGTTGCTGTAATACCATGACCACTAATACTATCTAATGTTGATTTAATATCACCTAATATACCATTAGACGATACATGTTCGTCAGCACTAGATGATGTAGGAGCTGGGCGTACCGCTGCTACGTTAGCTCTAGATATAACATTTACATGACTTTTAACAGTAGTTGTAGTAGTTACACCTTTACTAGATGTATGTTGGTGTGTATCATTTGTTGTCCAATTTTCACCACCAAACTGTAATTTTACATAACATTGATAAGTATCGTGATATCTATCAATAGCTTCAGTATCACTATGGTTAGAATCTACCTGAGGTGTACAACGTGTGTCCATCTCATATCTAAGATTAGCTTTACCAGTTGCACTATTATTAGGAGGTGATGTATCACATTTACTTGTACCTGTTTCTACATTAACAACCTCTCTACCTGCTCCTTGGCAATCACCATTACTGGTGCCACTATAACTATTAATGGTACCAACCGAAAGAGAAGTGGCTCGAGGATACGTAATAGTATCATTATTTGACGGATCATATATATCTAAAGCATATTGTTTACCATAAGATATAGTATCTAATGATATAAAAGCTTCATTTAACTGAGGAGGTGCTTTATCTGCAGCATCAGTTTTCATTGCTACAGTTTTTCTTCTATTAACAAAGAATGTAGTTTCGTTAATAGTCATAACCTGTATATCAGAAGATTTTTCATCTGATAATGCAGTATTATCTAAGTAAGTAGCTTTGTTAGTACCTGCTACATACGCATAATCTACGGGTATTTCTACACCGTCACTACATCTCCATATTTTAACTGCACCATCTGCACCACATTGACCTATATACTGTTCTTCATCGTTAGTATATATGTTAAACCATTTAGTATGTGGATCTGTTGATGGAGTTATTGTATTTACTAATTGACTTCCCGGACGTTTTATAAGTTGTCTTACAACATCAGGAACGCCATTAACTAAGTCTACTACTTGACCCGGAACTTTTTTTTCATCAGGTTGTGTAGACATACCTAATACGTAACTAGGTACTTTCTGTGTAACACTTGCCATTAACGTCTAAGCATTCTATAAGGTTTATAAGATTGATATGCAGAATCATCCGGCCATCCCATAAAGTTATGGTCACCCTGATTGCATTCATATTCCATACACGCAGCTCTAGCCTGTGATTCAAAAGTTGACATCATTTTCTGTAGTTCAGCGTTGGAAACTAATTGTACTGCAGCTCTACCGCAAGCTTTATATATAATATATCTTTGAAACGGAGCTGGTATATCTTCAAAATTTAAAAGTCGTACATAGTTAAAATAAAAAAACTCATCATCTGGAAACTCAAATGTATGATTTACTCTATCATATATTTTCCATAATCCATCTGTATCTTTTCTTCTAACAAAGTCTCTTGTACGATCCCACGCATCTGACATGTCTATACGCATAACATCTGCTGGAATAATAAATTTATTATCTACTGTTTTGTTAGTATTTTTAATGTGGTATTCTTTATTAAATATCCAACCTTCGCTCTGTACATCTTGATTAGATTCTTTCAGTAGGTTGTATACAAATGATACCTCTGGATTGGTGAAGTCTAATTGAGATATAGGAGACTGACCTATACTACCCAAGATTGAGTTTACTGCGGATAGTTCGGTATCGAGTGTTGTAGTTGTGGTAGTCATAGGTTAAGATTTATGAATAAAAAAAAGGGAGGTCGTGAAACCCCCCTGTATGTGTGTTAAGTATATTGTCCACCGACAACAGCACATGTGTCATTGACACCTGAACCGCCGACTGTGTTATATGCTAAACGTAAGTTTTGTGTTGTGGATGCAACAGCTGATGCGTTGCCTGATCCACTTGTATCGGAAGGAGATATACGAGTCTCTGTACCTTGACAAGATCCGTATTCTCCAACTGCTGTTGGAACTGCCATAATATTATATTGTTAAGAAACTGTTCCTAGAAGTGTACTGTCAGAGTGCTGCCTTCCATACTCCAAAGGAGTTGAAGGGTCTTTAGTAACAGACTTATCGACTGTACCAATACCGCTAAGACTTGCACCATTACCAGTAGTTCTAGTAACTGTTTGTGAAGTACCGGGTTTTAAAGACATGATTAGCTACGTGCTGAAGTTAGTTCGATTGCACCTGCTGGGTTAAGTGTTCCTACACCCATAGCAAGTCTACCAACCATAACGTCACCTTGGTATAAAACTGACACATCCCCTGATGTCACTTGAACCTGAGGTCCAACTGCTTCTACAATACCTGCAGCGTCTCTTTGATAGATAAGACCGCAATGAGTTGAGAAGTCACCAGAGTAATCGTTGTTTTCACCAGACTGACCATTAACTGTACCAGCTAAGAATGGTAGGTTGTTTGAACGCTTGATCTGAATACCAGCAATTTCAACTAGACCTTCACCAGAAGTTAGGTTACCTTGATTGTTACCATAATCTCTGTTTAAGATGTTAGAAGAAACCTGTGATACCAAGGCATAGTATTGTCTTGGATTCAATATCGCAGTACGTCCAGTTTTTGGGAGATTTTTTTCATCAAGAACTGCAGCTGCTTCAAAGAAAGCATCTACTAGAGCCTGAGCATTATACTCCTTAGTTACACCTAGCTCGATCTGTGTACCGCCGGGTTCTGGTCCGGGAGATGCTGTGATAGGATGTGCTTCTCTT